GAAGTCGTCCAGGCCGGCGAAAAGAAGATCACCGCCGAACTGGTGCAGCGCGAAGTTGACAAGTTCAAGGCCAGCGGACTGGTGGTTGAGGATGTCGAGATCAAGCTGCCCAGCGTGACCGACAAGGATTTGCGCACCGAAGCAGAAAAAATCAGAGAAGCCAAACGCGAAAAGATTATTGCCAGCCTTGAAAGCGTATCCGCCATTGAGGCCAAGGCCACACAGGGCTTGTATGACGTGATTGTTTTAGACCCGCCTTGGGCGATGCAAAAGATTGAACGTGACGTGAGGCCAAATCAATCAGAGTTTGATTACCCAACAATGTCAGAGGACGAACTGGCCGAGCTTGCTATTCCAGCGGCTGATAACTGCCATGTTTGGGTGTGGACAACCCACAAATTCCTGCCAATGGCTTTGCGTCTGATTGATGCGTGGGGGATGAAATACGTTTGCGCCTTCACATGGCACAAGCCTGGCGGGTTCCAGCCTATCGGCCTGCCTCAGTACAACTGCGAATTTGCTTTGTATGCCCGTAAAGGCACGCCAGAATTTATCGACACAAAAGCGTTTCCGGTGTGCTTTAACGCACCACGCGGTGCTCACAGCGAAAAGCCACAAGAGTTCTATGACGTTGTACGCCGCGTGACTGCCGGACGAAAACTCGACATGTTCAACCGCCGGGCTATTGAAGGGTTTGATGTTTGGGGCAATCAGTCGGCACAAGTTAATGAAGTTGCAGAGGCATAGACATGGGATACAACACCGACAGAAGATGGTCAGACTTGCTGATCCCTGCAATTAAACAAATAGTCGGCCCACTGCTGCTTGAGACATCATCGTTTGAAGCTGATACAAAACAGGCTGCCGACCTTGTTGTTTTTAGAGGGCGTGATCAGACCATTGCAGCAAGATCAAGAAGGTACGGATACGCAGATCAATACCCGTATGAATTCACCATCAGATCAGCACGAGATTCTGGCGCAAAGACAGAGCTTGAAAAAATAGTCGAAGGATTCGCGGATTGGATGTTTTACGGACACGCATCAGCTACAGGTGTTTCATTTGACAGGTGGATGGTTATTAATCTGAACCATTTCAGATCAGCGCTCATAACCAACGGAAATGACATTGTTTGTCATCAGAAATCAAACCAAGATGGCACTCATTTTGTATCTTTTGATATTCGCTCATTTCCCGAAAATCCGCCGCTTCTCATAGCATCTTCGCATCCTATTTTAGAAGCCTGCGAGGCTTGATGATGATGGCTGATCTTCACTGGTCCATATTTGGCAGCAAATCCGCTGACCGCATTTTGCGCACAGATGGCGAATGGCCGGAGTTGATCACCAGCATTAATAACGCCGGTCCATTCTCAGATAAAGTTTCGTGCCCGTGGGTGAAGTTGGCAAAGTTCGGCGACAACCGCAGCGCACATAACAGCCTTCGCCATGATGCTAATGTGGTTGAAATATACGGCATTGAGGGCGACTACGATTTAGAGGTGATGTCACCAGAGGATGCGATAGCAAAGCTCGAAGCGGCTCAGATTACAGCCGTTGTCTATACCAGCCCAAGCCACACAGCAGAAAAACCCCGCTGGCGCGTTTTGGCCCCGTTGTCAGTACCAACTATGCCAGATGCACGTTACGCACTGCTGGCACGCATCAATGGTGTTTTGGGCGGCATTCTGAGTGGTGAATCATTCACACTTTCGCAGTCATATTATTTTGGACGGGTAAAGGACATTGAGTACAAGGTGCTGGTCACTTTTGACGATCCATCCGAGGGGCATTTTATTGATCTGCTGACAGAGCTTGATGAAATAGCCATCGGCAAGCCAGACAAACCACAGAAATATAACGACGAGGATTCAACCCGATGGCAGCAAGGCGAGTTAGCTGAAAAATCAGCACGCTTGGGGCGAAAACTGCGTACAGGTGACAACAGACACCAGATGCTGGTTAGAGCTGCAAACAGCATCAGCGCTCAAGGTGTGCGCGATGTGAACACCGTTTTATTGATGCTTGAGGCGCTGGTCCAAAAGTATTTTGATCACGCTGATCCGCCAGCACCTGGTGCGCTTTTCAGCATTGCCGAGCACGCGGTTCAGCGTGATGTCAAAAACCAGCAAAACGCCGAGAAGATGGTCAATGCATTGATCGCCGAGTTTCGTTTTCCGGTGGCGGCACCAGCAGATATTGAAGAGCGCATCGCCGCGTTTGATGCGGCGCAATGCCAACACGACTCAGCAGTAGATGAGTTCTTTGATCTGCCCGGTGAAATGGGCGTTTGCATGGCCTGGATGCTGCGTACCTCAATGCGCCCTCAGCCATTGCTGGCCATGGTTGCAACGATCAGTTTGTTTGCCACGGCACTCTCGACAAAGATAATGTCACCCACCGGGCTGCGCACAAACTTGTATTTTGTCGGTGTTGCTGGAACTTCAGCCGGTAAAGATCACGGGCGCAAGTGTCTGGCCCAGGCCTTGCAAGACTCGCATCTTGAAAGCCTGATTGGTGGCGATGAAATAGCATCAGGTGCCGGCCTTCTGTCTCGCGTCGCTGTTTGCCCGCGAACGGTGTTTCAACTCGATGAGTTTGGCCTGATGTTGCAAGCCATGCGCAGTAAAAACGCTGGTAGCCATCTTGCCAGCATTGTGCGCTACCTGATGCAGCTCTACGGTTCAACCGGGTCTGTGTTTCGCGGTGCCGAGTATGCGGATCAAAAGGCCCGCGCAAGATCAGATATTGAGTATCCATGTGTCAACCTGCACGCTACAACAACGCCTGACCAGTTTTTTAAAGCGCTGGGAAGCTCAGACGTTACCAGTGGTGCGCTAAATCGAATTATGGTGGTAGTCGTACCTGATGCTACTGTCCCACGTCAAGAGCCTGATCGTGAAAATACGCCAATATCATTGGTTCAATGGATTGAGCAGGTTCAGCGATTGCAAGGCCAAGATCTGAAAGGTTTGACACCAGGCAACCCGCTGGACATTCGTTTTGCAGCAGCAGCCAAAAGCATGATCTCTGCTTTCGGCACCTGGCTTGATGAATACAGCCACGAGCACAAAGATACACCACAGATACCGGCATTGTGGGGCCGGGCTTACGAGTTCGCCGTCAAGATGGCCATGATTCACGCCATGGCCCGGTACAGCGATCCAGCGTCACTGGATGAAATTGCCCGCAATGATGGCCTGTGCATACCCGAGTCATCAATGGGGTGGGCGATTCGCTTTACCCGCCATTTTGTCGGACTGATGGAAATTGAAGTGGCTCAGCGTATGGGCGACTCTGAGTTTGACATTCTGGTTACAGAGTGCACCCGCGTCATCAAAAAATCCGGCCCGCGCGGTTTGACATCGTTTGAGCTTAGCCGTAAGTGTGCAGCGTACAAGGCCCAAGAGCCACGCTATCAGGACAACATCCACGAAGCCCTGCAGAGGCGCGAGGATGCCAGCCAGAGGACGTTTCAACCTCAAAGCGGCAGAGGCAAGCCGCGCGTTGCTTGGGTGGCTACGGAGTTCATTGTCGAGGTTGACGTGACTGACAGCAATAAAAGCAATGAAACAGGCACCCTTTGAGCCAAACAGAACTTTTATGAAACACGATCAACAGCAACAAAAGCAATCAACAGCAACGAGTGATTGCTGTCTAAAACCCAATAGGCATGCGGGTTTGGGGACTAAAAGCAATAAAGCAATGAGGTTGATCGTCCGTTTTTTTATAAATGAGTTTTATCTTATAAGTAGAGAGTCTTGCTTTATTACTTTTAATAAGAAAACCCAATATCCATGCGGGTTACAGGCCGCAATCACCCATTGCTTCTGATCGCTTTTATTGCGTTTAATCGTTTTGTATATGACCTTCACCTTCCCATGGCCAATGAAAGCTCTATCTCCGAATTGGCGTGGGCACTGGGCAGTCAAAGCATCGGCAGTCAAAGCCTACAAAACAGCCTGTAAGCGCATCGTGGCAGAAACCAAGGTGGATGTACTGTCATTGCCGCCTGACGCAACCGTGGCGGTTCTGATGCGGTTCTACCCGCCAAGCAAAAGAAAGATGGATATGGACAACGCCATTGCCAGTATGAAGGCCGGGCTAGACGGATTGGCAGATGGGCTTGGATGCGATGACAGCCTGTTCAGAATATCGGCTGAGTGGGGCGACAAGGTTGCCGGAATGGTTGTCGTTGAGGTCACGATCAAATGACAGAGATCAGATGCGCCAGATGTCATCGACAAATCACCCAGGCCAGCGTTACCGCAGGCGGCATGATATTCGGCCCGCAGTGCGCTCGCATCATGAATTTGACACAGAAGGTGCAGCGCACAACGAAAACGCAATACAGGGCGTTTAAACGCGGATTTGAGAATGAGCAACAAATTCAACTTTTCGAGGTGATGGCTACATGACATTGACAGCGACAGGTATTGAGGCCCGCGTGTGCGAGATCATCGCCATACGTCAGATGGCCGGGGTTAAAAAATACGGGTGCACGGTTGCTCAGAACCCGCTTAGCTTGCGGCAATGGCTGGTACATGCGTTAGAAGAAGCTCTTGATTTTTCGATCTATTTGGCTCGCGCTATCGCTGAGATTGATGCTCGCGAGGATGATTTGAAGTGAGCATACAACCGACAAAACCGGATGATGCCGCTGAAAAGATGGCCCCGTTACTGAAACAAGCGCTTGAAAACCTATCGCGGCCTTTTTTCATTGACCTGCTGAACGTCACTGCACTTGAGCGAATGGCCAGATATAAAGCCCATTTGAAAGCGGGATTCACTGAAGCTCAGGCACTCGAATTGTGCAAGTCATGACCCACATCTACACCGCCCGCAACGCACCAGGTGCAAAGGTATACGACGTTGACCTAAAGACATGTTTGTTTCATTGCTACGGGAGGGTGAATGACCGCTGATGAAATCACCACCCTGCGCATTGAATTTGAAGAGGCGATATTGTCAGCATGCAACGACTTTCAAACTAAAACAGGCGTTTGTGTTCGTCAAATCTACCTGCAATCCATTGAGATAAATCGTTTTGATTGCAAGCCAGAACGCGCAATAACGCGAGTCAATATTGATCTGCACAGCCTATGACATTCTCCACTGAAGAAAAGTACCTTGTCGCCACCAACACCAGCAACTTGCGCGTTGAGGCTGAGCGCACTGGTGCGGCCGACGTGCTGATTGCTGCTGGCTGGTCCGCGTCACGAATAGGCGGCGCACTCATGCGGCTGCATACCAAGGCAACACGCGACAACATGGCGCTGGTGCATGAGCAAGTGAGCATGAAGGCCGACAGTTTGGGCATAGAGCGCCCGGACGCGGTTGCCAGCGCGGTCATTGCATGGTGGATGGATCGCGTCTGTCCTGTCTGTCATGGGCGTAAGTACGACACCATCAAAGACACACCATCATTGTCAACTATTGAGTGCCCTAAGTGTCATGGTAGTGGTGAGCGCAAGTTTCCATCTATAGATGGGGCAGCCCAGATGGAGGCATGGATTAGCAAGTGCAAGCATGAGCATGTCAGAATAATCAAAAGCAGACTTCGCAACAATCAACAGGAATGAATTATGAAAGCAGGGTTATTGACAATTGCATTGTGTATGTCCATGCCATCAATGGCTGCTGGGCATCTTTGTGATTCAGTGGAAAGCGTTGCCCGAACCGTTATGCAGCAAAGGCAAGAAGGAGCAAGCATGGGCAAGATGATGGAGTCAACTACAAAGATACAAGACCCAATGACTGCTGCTATGGCTAGAGAGATTGTAGAAACGGCGTATGAAAAGCCGCAATTCAGAACAGACCAGCACAAGAAAAGAGCGATTGACGGCCACGCAAATGAATGGGCATCGGTATGTTGGCGAAGAAACAAATAAAAACACTTTACATCTATGCATTATCGGTATAATGCCGCCAGCGCACACATAAGATGGCGCAGTACATTGCTAAATTGCTACCCGTGCAGTGATGCACGATGTACCGAATGCGATGCACAGTCGCCTCTAAAGCCAGCCAAGTCGCTGGCTTTTTGCTTTCCACCACCCCGAGCATACCGGCAACACGAGTCGGCCAGCACCGGGCAAAGTGCTGGTGAATCTCACGCAAGCACCAGCGTAATCGTGGCGGGTGACAAAGCTGATGGCCAGCCGAAAGGTAAACGCTCATGGCTACCCTACAACGACTCAAGTCAACGATACCTGTACTCAACAGCAACAAGCTGGCAGTATTGGATGTAAAGGCTGGCACCACCCAACGCATACGCGGCAGGGCTTGGATGGATACACGCAAGGCTGTATTGCTGCGTGATGGCTACAAGTGCCAATGCTGCGGGATAGTGAGAGCAGACAACGAAGTAGATCACCTTGTCCCATTGGAGCAGGGTGGCAGCAACGACATAACCAACATGCAAACGTTGTGCGGCGGTCCTGATGGCTGTCACACACGCAAGTCGGCATCTGAGGCGACGGCTAGAGCGAGGGGGTAGGGCATCCGGTCTTTGGGGCTTTGGGGGCCGGAAACCGCAGGGTACCTCATTCGGACAAAAAACCCCTAATCAAAAGGAATCAAATGGCAGGCAAACCCGGCAAAAGCGGCGGTTATCGCCCTGGTGCTGGACGCAAGCCAGCAGAATCCGTCAAATTGAGCGTCCCTGTGCCGGTCACAGAGACGCTGGCTCACAAAGACCCGAAGGTTTTTCTACTTGCATTGATGAATGATTTAGAGGCTGACGTAAAACTCAGGGCTGACGCAGCCAAAGCGCTAATGCCATTTATGCATCCGAAGATTGGCGAAAACGTCAAGGACGCACGGCATGATGCTGCAAAAAAAGCAAGCGTTGGCAAGTTTGGTGCTGCGGCTCCACCTCTGCGCATCGTGAGTGGCCGATAATTAGGCTTTTGGATGCGCAAATGAATATCGAAATTCAAGATGGTAGCAAGTGGCTCAAAATATCGGTAATTGACTACGAACTTTATCCATTGGTTAAAGTTGATGCCGATGAAGGTTCACGGTGGTATCAAATTCTATCCAAAAGAAACCAAAAAATAGCAACTTTGCGCATAGATGGAGTTGTCGGGAACTACGACATAGACATGAGCGAGCACCCGGTATTTGTTCCGGATAGCGTTGGGTTCTGCTGGCTTGGTATTGCGAAGGCAGTTAGCATACCTGACGGCACTGTTTTCACAGTTGTCGATGCCTGAATGGTCTACAGCCTGCTTAGATTGGGCTGATAAGTTAAAAGCTGGCGAGAGCATCATCCCGCCGCCTATCTTCCCAGATCAGGCAGCGCAGGCTCTTGCGGTGTTTAAGGCGCTCAAGATCGTTGACGCACCCGGTAGCCCGACATTTGGCGAATCGTGCGCTCAGTGGGTTTTTGACCTGGTTGCAAGTATTTTTGGCGCATACGATCCAGACAGCGGGCGCAGGCTGATTACAGAATGGTTCGTGCTGATTCCAAAAAAGAATAGCAAGAGCACGGTAGCTGCTGGAATCATGATGACCGCGCTGATTCTCAACTGGCGGCAATCAGCGGAGTTTGCAGTGCTTGCACCTACGGTAGAGGTAGCGAATAACGCATACGCCCCGGCTCGCGATATGTGCCAAAAGGATGATGAACTTGACACGCTGATGCATGTGCAGACGCATATCAAGTCAATCACACATAGGACAAGCGGCGCGACATTGAAGGTTGTTGCTGCTGATTCAAACACGGTTGGTGGTAAGAAGTCAGTAGGCACGTTGGTTGATGAGTTGTGGTTATTTGGCAAGGTATCCAGCGCTGAAAACATGCTTCGCGAGGCTGTTGGTGGGCTGGCATCGAGGCCAGAAGGTTTTGTTATCTACCTGACCACGCAGTCGGATGACCCGCCAGCAGGCGTATTCAGGCAAAAGCTGCAATACGCACGTGATGTGCGAGACGGCAAGATTGACGATCCCGGATTTGTGCCAGTAATCTTCGAACATCCGCCTGAAATGGTGGAGTCTGGTGCTTGCTTGCTGATGGAAAACTTGGCGATGGTCAACCCGAACTTGGGTTATTCCGTTGATAAAGCATTCCTTGAGCGCGAGTTTAAAAAGGCAGAACTAGGCGGGCCGGAATCGTTGCGAGGCTTCTTAGCTAAGCATGGGAATGTTGAGTTAGGCATGAATCTGCGTTCAGACCGTTGGGCTGGCGCTGACTTCTGGGAGTCACAAGCAAAAGCCCCAGGCTTAACCCTTGAGCAACTGATTGAGCGCAGCGAAGTGCTTGACGTTGGTATCGACGGCGGTGGGCTTGATGACTTGCTTGGGCTATCAGTTATAGGTCGGGACAAAATAACGCGCCAGTGGCTGCTATGGACGCACGCATGGGCGCATCCTAGCGTCATGGAGCGACGCAAAGACATTGCTGCACGGTTGCATGACTTTGCCAAAGATGGCGATTTGACACTGGTTAAAGCCATTGGCGATGATGTGGCAGATGTTGCCGACATTGCCGCGCTGGTTAACGAATCCGGCAAGCTGGACAAGATTGGTTGTGACCCGTCCGGTCTGGGTGGTATCACTGAAGCATTGATTGAGGCTGGCATACCGCAAGACAAGCTGATCGGTATCAGCCAGGGCTGGCGAATGACAGGAGCAATCAAGACGGCAGAGCGCAAATTAGCTGAAGGCGTGATGGTTCACGGCGGCCAGCCAATGATGGCCTGGTGCGCAGGCAACGCCAAGATCGAGCCTCGCGGTAACGCAGTCATCATCACTAAACAAACCGCCGGGTCGGCAAAGATTGACCCGCTTATGGCAATGTTTAACGCAGTGACTCTGATGTCATTGAATCCTGCTTCGGAAACTTCATTCTGGGAAACCCTTACTTGATGAAACGCCTAACCTCATACCTGCCAGACATCTTGATGGTAGGTGGAGCCGCCGCATTGACGACAGCAGCCGCATTGATGCACCCTGCTGCTGGCTTCGCTGTGTCTGGGTGTTTCATGCTGGCCGCTGGCATCCTCACGGCAAAGGCGAGTAAATAATGGGGTTTTTGAGCCGCGCCGTTGCAGAGCAAAAGAGCTACAGCACCCTTGATCTCTTCAAGGACGTTTATGGTGGCCGAGGCGAAACCGCCACTGGCCGCGATGTCAGCGTCAAGACTGTGCGCTGCAGGTGTCCACGGTGGTGGCCTGTGTGCGCGTGATTGGCGAAGGCATCGCCCAGGTTCCACTAAAACTGATTCATGAAAGCAAGGACGGCAAGACCAGGCTACCCGCCAAAGACCATCCGCTATACAACCTCTTGGCCTACCGGCCCAACGGCTACCAAACATCGTTTGAGTTTCGGGAAATGCTGGCGTGGCATGTGGTGTTGACCGGCAACTTCTTTGCTTTCAAGAACGTGGTTTTTGGCAAGATTATCGAATTGATCCCGTTTGAGCCTGGCAGTGTTGTCGTCAACCGCGCCGACAACGGCGTACTGACGTATGACGTGACAGCGCAGAGCGGTGCCATGAATACTTTCCCGGCAGAGGCCATCTGGCATGTGCGGGGACCGTCTTGGAATAGTTGGATGGGCTTGGAAGCCGTACAGTTGGCCCGAGAAGCTATCGGGTTGGCCATGGCCACAGAAGAACAGCACGCTCGGATGCATAAAAACGGCGTTCGCGCATCGGGCGTGTACTCGGTTGAGGGTGCGCTAAACCCTGAGCAGTACAAAGGGCTGAAAGCCTGGATTGACAAGGAGATGAGCGGCCTAGCCAATGCAGGCAAGGCAATGGTGCTGGACCGTGGCGCAAAGTGGCTGAATACGTCGATCACGGGTGTTGACAGCCAACATTTGGAGACGCGCAAGTACCAAGTCGAGGAAATTTGCCGCTTTTTTCGCGTCATGCCGATCATGGTTGGCTACAGCGACAAAGCGGCGACCTACGCCAGCGCTGAACAGATGTTTTTGGCTCACGTTGTACACACAATGAGCCCTTGGTGGCAGCGCCTGGAGCAGTCGATAGACGCTAATTTGCTGACGGAAAAAGACCGAAAAGCCGGTTATTACAGTCAATTCGTCGAAGAAGGCATGTTACGGGGCGATTCTGCGGCCACTTCAGCGTTTTTGACGCAGTTGACTACCAACGGCATCATGACCCGCAACGAGGCCCGCGCCAAGTTGGATTTGAACCCGTTGGATGGTTTGGAAGTGCCCCTGACACCGGCAAACATGATTATTGGCACCGAAATGCCAGACACCGGGACTGACACACCTGAAAAGACACCAAAAGGAGCCGACGATGGCAACAATTGACTTCCAATTCGAGCTAAAAGCGTCTGCCGACGATGGCACTTTTGAAGGCTACGGTTCGGTTTTTAATCTGAAAGATGGCGGCAACGACATCATCATCCCAGGTGCTTTCACCGAAACACTGACGCAGCAGAAATCACTTGGCCGGATGCCAGCAATGCTCTGGCAACACCGCCAAGACGAGCCAATCGGCGTGTACAAGTTGATGGAAGAGGACAGCATCGGCCTGAAAGTATCAGGCAAGCTGGCGCTGAAGACTGCGCGTGGTGCTGAAGCCTACGAACTCATGAAGATGGGGGCCATCACCGGCATGTCCATCGGCTACCGCTCAAAAGAGGACAGTTATGACCGCATGACAGGCATCCGCACCCTCAAACGCCTTGACCTGGTGGAACTGTCCCTGGTGACATTCCCGATGAACGATGCCAGCCGCATCAGTTCAGTCAAAAGCTCGATTGAAGAGCTTAAAAACATTCGTGATGCAGAGAGATTCCTGAGAGATTCAGGTATGTCTCGCACTGAAGCCGTGGCCTTTATCAGCCGCGTGAAAAGTCTTAGCCCGCGTGATGCAGGGGAAGACGATATGAAAGCGCTGCGCGAGTCAATCGTGGCAAGCAAACGATTTTCATAGGCACCCTGCCACCAGCAACCGGCCACCTTTTAGGTGGCTTTTTATTGTCAAAAAGGAACCAAAATGTCCGACATTCTCGAAATCAAGTCGCTTATCGAAGCGCAAGGCAAAGCCTGGGAAGACCACAAGAAAACCAATGACGCGCTGATCGCTGCCAAGGCGGACGGCAAAGCCATTGGTGACTTGGAAGCCAAACTCGCTGTTATCTCCACCGACCTCGACAAATACACCGACCTCAAATCGCAATTTGAAGAAGTCATGACCAAGCTGCAGCGCCCTGGCGCTGGCGCTGAAGACAAAACCGTGACTGAAGAAGTCAAGGGCTTCAACGACATGCTCCGCGCTGACTACCAAAGCAAAGGCCGCGCAGCCCCTGCTCCGCTGGACACCGCTGGTTATGCCGAGTACAAAACCGCCTTCTTCAAGGTGGCATCTGGCGTGACCGTGGACAGTCTCAGCAGCGCAGAGCGCAAAGCCCTGTCTGCCGGTTCTGACCCGGATGGTGGCTACCTGCTGCCCCAATCCACTGTGGGCCGCATGGTTGCCAAGCTCTACGAGCAAAGCACGTTGCGTCAACTCGCCAACGTCATCACCATCTCGACTGAAAAGATCGAAGGCTTGATTGATAACGGCGAAGCTGGTGCTGGTTGGGTGTCTGAAATGGGCACACGCTCTGACAGCACCACCCCTCAGTTGGGCAAGTGGGAAATCGCTGTCCACGAAATGTACGCAATGCCAAAGATCACCCAAAAGCTGATCGACGACAGCGCTACCAACGTGGAAGCATGGCTGGCCGCGAAAGTTGCCGACAAGTTTTTTCCCGCACTGAAGGTGATGCGTTCACCAACGGCAACGGTGTTGGCAAGCCTCGCGGCCTGTTCAGCTACACCACTGCGGCTACGGCTGACGACACCCGCGCCTGGGGCACGTTTGAACACGTCAAGACTGGCGCAAACGGGGCATTCCACACCACCAAAGCTGACCCGCTGCAAGACCTGATCGGCGCTTTTAAAGACCAGTACCTCAACGGTGCCAAGTGGTTGATGCGCCGTGAAATGCGTACTGCCATCCGCAAGATGAAAGAGGCCACCAGTGACCGCTACCTCTGGGAACCAAGCCTGCAAGCCGGATCGTCCGACATGTTGCTGGGCTACCCGGTGCGTATCGACCAGTACGTTCCTGCGATGGCTACTGACAGCTTGAGCTTGGCTTTCGGCAACTTTGCTGAAGCCTTCACCATCGTTGACCGCATCGGTGTTCGCACCCTGCGCGACCCGTTCACCGCCAAGCCTTATGTGGTCTATTACTCGACCAAGCGCTGCGGCTCTGGCGCAGTGAACTTCGAAGCTGTCAAGTTCCTGAAGCTGTCTGCCTAACCAATGAAGCAAGCCGCCTAACCAGCGGCTTTTTCAATCCCAAATTAAGGAAACCCCATCATGAAAAACTCTGACCTTTTCAACAGCATCAATCTCAAAAAAGGGATTGCGCCTTACGACCACGCTACCGGCGACACCGCTGTAACCAGCGAAATCATCGACATGCAGCCGAACTCGTCTTTGACGTTCGCCATTGCTACCGGCTCCCTGGCGGATGCTGATGCAACGTTTACCGTTCTGGTGGAAGAAGGCGATGCCGCCAATTTGTCTGATGCCGCAGCGGTTGCTGACGTTGACTTGCTGGGCACTGAAGCGCTGGCGGCTCCGCTGTTTAGCGACGACAGCAAGGTGTTCAAGATTGGGTACAAGGGCATCAAGCGCTATGTGCGCCTGACCATCACCCCTGCCAACAACACCGGCGCGGCTTTGCTTTGCGTGATTGCAATCGTCACTCCGCAAATCCTGCCAGCATCTAACCCGCCAGCCTAATCTGCTGCGTCATACGCCTGCCCACGCGGGCGTATCTCAGAGCAAACCTATGCAACTTAAACAAATCACTGCCGCCCAAGACGCACCCGTCACGCTCGCTGAGGCACGGGCACACCTGCGCGTTGACAGCACCGCTGAAGATACGTTGATCACCAGCATGATCACCAGCGCCACCGAAGTCGCAGAGCAACTGACGGGCCGCGCCATCATGCCGCAGACGTGGGAATTGACGCTTGACAGTTTTGATGACGGCATAGTGCTGACCAGACCGCCAGTGCGCTCGATCACAAGCATTACCTATGTTGACACCGCTGGTGCCACACAGACCCTCAGCGCCAGCCTGTATCGGCTTCGCGCTGACGATTTTGGCGCGGCAACAGTAACTCCTGTGTATGGCCAATCATGGCCCGAAACCTTGGACGACACCGACACCGTGACGGTGCGCTTTGTTTGCGGATATGCCAGCGAAGATTCTGTACCGCAACCTATCAAATCTTGGATATTGCTGCAAGTAGGATCAATGTTTGAAAACAGAGAATCTGAATCGGCAAGCGGTACCTCGAAGCTGATTTTCGCAGACGGACTGCTGGACAGATACAAGGTATTTGCATGAAGTCCGGGCAACTGCGTCACAGGGTTGATTTGCAGACGCGCGTCGATAGCGTCGATGCCATAGGCCAGCCGTCAACAACGTGGACAAGCACCGCTTATCTATGGGCCGATGTTCGCTATTTAACGGGTGTCAGTGCGATCAAAGCAGGTGCTGATACCAGCGCCAGCAAAGTATCCATCCGACTGCGCCACGGCACGTTTAACGCTGGCCAGCGCGTTGTTTTTGGCAATGAAGTATTTGATGTGCAAGCGGTTTTGCCGGATGGTAAGAAATCTTATGTTGATCTCGTTTGCGAGTGCATAAATGCTGACGTTTGATTTTGATCAGCGTGGCATTGATGCGCAAATTGATGCCATCAAAGCAAAGGCAGAAGCCGCAATTCGGCCAGCCGCGCAGGCCGGTGCACAGGTGTATTACGACGCAGTGAAAGCGTCAGCACCAAAGTCTAAAAAGGGCCACTGGTTTCATGGCACATCATTCAAAAGCACAGGCAAAAAATACTGGTTTGAGTCAGGCTCACTGAAAGGTGCTGTGTACCAGGTCTATGCAAAAGACCAATCAAACAAAACAAAAGCTGAATACCAGGTGGCATGGAATCACAGAAAAGTGCCCTATGGCTTCATGGTGGCATACGGCACAGCACGCGGAGCAAAAGGTAACGACTTTATAGGCACCGCACGCAAATCAGTTGCAGCGATGGCCACTGAAGCCATGCTACTCAAATTCAACCAGGCCATGCTATGACGGTTGAGTCAGCCATCTTTGATACGCTCAAAACGCTGGTAAGCAATCGCTGTTTTCCAGACTTTGCGCCACTTGGCACAACACGCCCATTCATCACGTTTGAGCAAACTGGCGGCGAGACATACGCATTACTTGATGGCTCACTGCCAAACAAAAAGCATGGCCGTTTCGAGATAGGCGTATATGCCGACACACGGGCATCGTGCGCATCAATAGCTTTGCAAGTTGAGGCCGCTATGGCAGCGGCAACAGCATTTCAAAGCACTGCCATTCACGCGCCAATCAGCGACTTCGCAAGCGACGTGAGGATTTATTCGTCAACTCAAAATTTTAGCGTTCTGTCTAGCAGATAGAAGTCGCAAACCCAACAAAAGAGCCGCCCGCAAGGTGGCTTTTTTTATGCCCGCTTTAGGGCGCAACCAGCCGCAGAAATGCGGTTTTTTTTCGTCCATTTATAGGAACCAATCATGGCATATCATTTCCCAGCAGGTACCAAAGCGTACTACAGCACCACATTTGCTGGTGCAAAAACCGTCACTGGCATTACCAACGCCAGCCCCGCTGTAGCTACATCCGTGGCCCACGGCTACACAGACGGCGATCCTTTGCTTTTTTTTTGCAAGCGGCTGGCAAGATGCCAGCGACACCGTTTGGGAGGCTGACCAGCTTACGGTCGACACATTCAGCCTTCTCGGGCTGGACGCAACCGACATCAATGTTTATGGCTCAGGCACTGGCACTGGCACCACGAAAGAGGTGTCCGGGTGGGTTGAATTTCCGCAAGTTCTGAGCATCATCACCAACGGTGGCGGCATCAAATACGGCACCGTTGACCCTATCGGTTCGCGTCAGGCAACAAAACAACCAGTTGGCTTTGATGCCATTGGTGTTGATATGAAGATTGGTTATGACCCGGCAAACGCGACCATCACCGCATTGCAGGGCTTGACCCGCACCTTCAGCAAAGCAGCATTCAAGCTGGTTCTGCCAGGCGGTGGCCGCGTCTATGGCTACGGCAACGTGGCATGTAGTGAGTTCCCGGAAATCGGTAGCAAAGAAACCCCGCTGCAACTCTCTGCCTCCATCGGCTTCGATGGCCGCGCTATCAGCTACGGCGCGTAAGTAGCACCACCCGGCCCGCCCTGAGAAATCACGGCGGGCTTTTTTACGCCCTGCGGAAAACGTATCTGCAAACACGGGCGCTTTTTCCCACAACAACGAAAGAAAACCATGGCCAAATTAGTCCTCGGCAAAGTTCCCGCAACCTTCAAGCCCTTCAATGTCAAATTCACCTTGCCAGACGGCGAAGAAGATCAAATTCTTGTCACATTTCGTTATAAAACACGCTCACAATTTGCCTCATTTTTGAATGAACTCTATGCTGAATCTGGCGAAGAAAAGCCAGACGAAGCAACCAAAGTTGACTTTGAGAAACTGTTCGCAAAAGGCGGCGACAAGACGGTTGCACACCTGTCAAAAATCATTGCTGACTGGGATTTTGCCGAACCTCCAACCGCTGAAACATTGCGCCAACTGCACGATCAAGCGCCCGCCGCAGCCGCCGCTATGACTGCTGCTTTTTCCGGCGCGGCGACAGAAGGAAAATTGGGAAACTGACAGACGCAGCGTGCGCGATGTACCAACGTAACAGCAGCGGCGGCGAGATAAATCCGTCGCTTGCTGGCATTGCTGCGCTGCTTGGGGCAACAGGCCCCGTTGAAGTCTGGCCTGAAAACATGCCCGCCATCAACCTATTCAGCGCCATTTCAACGCAATGGCGCACTGGCGGCATGGGCGGCGTATCCGGCCTTGATTACAACGTGCTATTTGCCCGCATGGAACGCATGAAGTTGTCAGAACAAGACTATGAATGGATGTTTGACGACATCCGCGCAATCGAAGCTGAAGCCCTAAACATCATCAACCGAAAAGACTGACAAATGGCAGAAACCCAAATCAATGTCGGGATGAACGTCGATGGCGTTGTCACCGGCACCGAAAAAGCTAAGCGAAAGCTAAGCGAATTGGGTGGTGCCGCACGTGAGGCCGGCAAAGGTACAGGCGCGATTGGTGATGGCATGGCAGGGTCTGCGCAGAAGGTTGAAGCCGCCACTAAAAACATGGTCAGCAGTATTCAGCGGCAAATTGCAGCGCTGGAAGCTGGCGATAAATCTAGCCGAAAGTATCAAGAGTCACTCGCCAAAATGCGAGGCATCGACACCGCAGCGCTGAAGCCGTATCTTGATCAACTGGATGCTGTGAAAGCAAAGCAAGAATCTGCTGCAAGGTCATCTGAATCACTCACCGCTAGCTTTGGCGCATTCAAAGCCGCAGCGGTTGCTGCTGCGGCATCGGCTGGTGCTATTGCGTTGTTTTCAAAGTCCATTATTGATGCGTCTGATGGGCTAAACGACTTGTCTCAGCGTGTCGGTGTGTCGATTAAAGAGCTTGGCAAATATCAATTAGCAGCCGACCAATCAGGGTCAAGCATTGAGGCCATTGCCAAGGGTATTAAAGGCCTGGCAGGAAACATGGTCGAGCATGGCGCTGCTTTGAAAAAGGCTGGCATAGACGCTACCACTGCTGACGGTGCTATGAGGCAGTTGGCCGACGTATTCAAAACCATGCCCGATGGCGTTGAGAAAACCACGCTGGCAACAAAGTTGTTTGGCAAGGCTGGCATGGATTTAATCCCAATGCTAAACCTTGGTGCCGATGGTTTAGAAAAGGCGGCTGAGGCATCTGCCGGATTCTCTGAGCAAATGGCAATCATGGCACCGTTGGCAGATCAGTTTAACGACTCGATGTCTGAAATTGCCATGTCGTCAAAAACTGCTGGTGCCGTAATGGTCAACCAGTTCTTGCCGACACTCAATCAAATATCTCTCGGGTTTATTGATGCAAAAGATGACGCTAATGCTTTTGCAGTAGTCATGGGCAAGACTGTGAATGTTGTCATGCAAACAGCCGCAGTTGTTATTTCTGATGTGTCATTTGTGCTCAAAGCTGTCGGCAGAGAAATTGGTGGAATTGCTGCGCAGTATGTTGCCTTTATGAAGCTGGACTTTAAGGGCTTCAGCGCCATTGGTGACGCGATAAAAGAAGATGCGCAACGAGGCCGCGAGGAACACGATAAGTTTCAAAAAGATTTGTTTTCCGGCGGCGCAAGTCCAGCCGGTGAATCGGCGTATTTTAAACGTCAAGGTTTTGGTGAGAAATCAACCACTACCGGCAATGCACTCTTAAGCGCCCTTGGTGGCGGAGAAAAGTCAGCCAAACAGGCCATCACCGAATACCAGCGCCTAAATGACGAAATGACAAAAACAGCGGCACTGGCACAGGCTGAATTAGCCTTTGGCCCAGAGCTTTCAGCCGCTGACAAATACCGCGTTGAGACATTAAACAAGCTGATTGAGTCTTATCAAAACAACAAGATAAGCCTGCAAGAGTACATCGACCTCGAAGCCAAAATGACAGACATCGAGGGCACAAAGCGCATGGCTGAAGAATCCAAAGCCGCGCTTAAGTTGGCCAATGAGCGCATTGCCTTGCGCAAAAAAGAATCAGATGCCATTGATGATTACATGCGCAGCCAAGCAGAATCGCAAGCCGCTGCTGTCAAAGGTAGTCAGGATGCGCTCAAAGCCGCGCAAGAGGAATATGACCAGTACGGCATGAGTAAAAGCCAGATTGCAGAGATCACCTTACTGACACTGCAAAGCGCCCAGGCAAAATTTGCTGACGGTAGCGCTGGCTACAACGCCGCGCAAAAGCAAATAGACGCTCAACGCGAGCTGATTGGCGTACTCAAAAAAGGCGAAATGCGCGAATCCGCAAAAGCCGCTACAGCCGAATGGCAAAAAACCGCAGACACCATCCAAACCAGCCTGACTGATGCCTTCATGGGTGCCATCGACAGCGGCAAGAGCTTGTTCGTCAGCCTGCGTGACAGCGTTGTCGGCATGTTTAAGAACATAGTTTTGCGGCCAATCGTCAGCGCTATCGTCAATCCTATCAGCACGGCCTTGACAGGCTCACTGATTGGCACTGCGGCCAACGCGGCCACGGGTGCCAGCGCTACCAGTGGCATATTTGGCAACATCAGCACCGGCTTTGCATCTTCAGCCATGGGTCTTGGCCTGGAGGGATCAATCGCCACAATTGCGGAGCAGGGCTTTATTGGCGGATTCTCAAACGCCATGACAAGCGCATCAAGCCTACTCAGCGCCGGTAGCCCTATGGGTGCATTTGGCGCAGCCATGCCGTATCTTGGCGCAGCGGTCGCTGGCCTATCCATCTTGAAAAGCCTGGGCGTATTCGGCAGCAACTTCATAAGCGCAGATGATTCTGGCCGCGCCAGCATTGACTACACCGCAGCAGGTATTGGCGGCAGTGCTTACAACACCACCGGCAGCGCGGCACAGACAGCGATAGCCACCAAAGCTACGGCCGACTTGGCCAAGGCCTATTTTGACACTGCCAAAGCCCTTGGCGTTACCGCCTTGCAGTCATCCTTCCAGGTTGGCTACAACACCGGCGAAGAAGGCAAAAACCCGAATACAGTGCTGGGTGTAGTCGCTGGTGGCAAGAGTTTCAGCAGCGGCGAAATAGCAAGCGGCGACACCGCAGCCATCACCCTCGCAGCCAACCGCGCCATCCTCACAGCGCTGCAGGCCAGCGAGTTGCCAGAATACCTGTCTGGCGTGTTTGACAAGATCACGGCCAGCACCGCCACGCAGGACCAGATTACCGCAGCCATCAACAGTGCCGCAGCCCTGGCACAGTTTCATGCAGCGCTGCAAGGCCTGCCATTCGACACGTTGACAAACGCCAGTTACGCAGTAACGCAAGCGCTGATTGCCGCATCAGGTGGACTCGACGCGCTGGCATCCAACGTGTCGGGTTTTTACCAAAATTTCTACAGCGAAGAAGAGCAACGCGCCCAGCTTGTTGAAAACATCAACAGGACCGTGGGCGGCACGTTTGATGCAGCCAGCACCAGTGCAGAGCAATTCAGGGCCATTGTCGAGACATCGTTTGCCGACACCAGCGAGTCAGGCCTGACCCTCACGGCCAATCTGCTCAAGGTGCAAGGCGGCATGATGACGCTGACAGAAGGCGCAAAGAAGCTGGACGAAGAGGCAAAGCGCATTACAAAGTCCCTCGAATCATTCGCCAAAGACAGTCAAAAGCTCAACATCGAATTGCTCAACGCCGCAGGCCAAACCGACGCAGCAGCCGAAGCCCTACGCACCCTTGAGACGGATGGCTTGTCAGCCGCCGAAGTAGCCGCCTATGACTACAACGCAGCCATGCGTGCCCAGATCACCGCAGTCAATGATGCCAAAGCCGCGATGACCGCTTACGTCACCGCGTCTCGCAGTCTGCGTGCTAGCTTCAACGTCATCGACGGGGTGAATCAATCGCCTACCGAGATAGCCCGGCAAAGCGCCGCTGATGCGCTTGTGGACCTAAACAAATCGCTGGCCCCGATAGTCAAACTGGCAACGGTCGAAACCACCAAATCAGTCCAGGCTGACATGGGATTTTTCGAGGCTTTCCCGTCCGCACTGGCAGCGCTCAAGAGCATTCCCGGTGATGAACTGGCTGCACTTGTTTCCAAGATCAATGCAGAGTCGCCCGGCAAGCTGTCGGCTACGGACCTGACATCACCTGCATGGGCGCAACTTGCCTATGACACATGGCACGCAAACCAAGTCGGCTGGGTTGATCCCAATGACGCTGGCATCGTCAACGTCACGCGCCCGAAAACCACCAGCACCGACATCATGGGCGCTGACCCGGCATTCGCTGGCCTGACCATGGACGCAGCCCTTGAAATCGCTCGGGGCATTGCAGCGGGCACCGTCAAGAGCAGCATCTACACCGCAGAGCAAATCGCTGCATTCTCAAATCTTGGCAGTGCCACCGCTGGCGTTACTGGTGCCGAAAACGATGCAAACAAGATTTTGACGGACGCTGAGACGGAAGCCAAGAAGATCATCCAAGACATCACCGACGGGCTGAAGAGCGCCGGGGCTACCCTGGCCATTCAGATTCTGCAAGCCAAGGGCGATACCGAAGGCGCGTTGGCTGCACAAAAAGCACTGGACACTGTTGGCTACACCGCAGCGCAAATCGGCCTGTACGATGCCAACAAAGCGCTGGAAAAAGAGCTTGCAACGCTCAACGAAAAGAAGAGTTTGCAAGACCAACTCGACACACTTACCCTGAGCAGTGTTCAACTGCTGGACAAGCAGCGCAGTGCCCTGGACGAATCAAATCGTGCCCTGTTTGACCAGATTCAGCTTGAAAAAGAAAAGCAGCGTCAGGTGCAGGTGCTCAATGACAAGTTGAGTCTGCAAGCGCAAATCTACGAGTTGACAGGCGACAAGGTGGCCGCAGCAGCAATCACAGAGCAGCAACGCGCCATTGAGCTTGCCAAGCTGGACGTGACGCTGCGGCCACTTCAGACCACGCTATGGGGCTTGCAAGATGCAGCCACCAGTGCAGCGACAGCGCTTGAGACGGCCAACACCGCGCTGGACAAATCCAAGACCACATCTGACGATGCCTATGCCGCGTTGGAGCGTGCTGTTAGTGCGCAAAAGACCGTTGTGCAAGAGACGATCAGCAACGTCACCAGCATCATCGACAGCATCGACAGTGCAGTCAAGTCGTTGCGCGGCGATGCCAATAAAGCAGCAGCATTTACCGCTGCGCAATCATTCCTCGATAACGCCCTGGCCAACGCCAAAGCAACCGGCTACCTGCCAGACAGCAAGGAGCTATCCAACGCCATTGGTGATCTCAACGCAGGCATGGCCGATCAGGTCTATGCCACCGAGGCCGATAGCCAATTTCAGAAGTTGGTGATCGCCGGTAAGTTGGAGGCGCTTGGCCTGCTTGCCAAGCCGCAACTCACCGCTGCTGAATCGCAGCTCAAAGCCCTTGAAAACACGCTGACCACGGCTCGCACCCAACTTGATACGCTGCGAGGTATCGACAACAGCGTCAAGTCTGTCGAGGACGCGGTGAAAGCGCTTTCAGCGGCCATGGGCGCAGAGAAGGCTGCAACTGCAACATCAGCAGCCCTCACGCTGTCCAACAACATCGCCAAAGCTGAAGCCGCCGCCAAAGCGGCCAGCCCTTACGACTACTCATACAGCTACACCGACCCGCTGACGGGCACAGGGTACGGCGGCAGATCAACCACTGCTGATAGCCCGACGACAGCAAGGCCACTGCCTGAGTCGATGCAACTGGCCATTGAGCGCGAGGCAATGATTGCAGCGCGTCAGGCGCTCACGCGCTACGACATCGGCACCAACTATGTGCCCAGCGATGGCCCGGCTTATCTGCACGAAGGCGAAGCAGTCATCCCCAAGGCCTACAACCCAGCCGCCGGCGGAAACGCCCGGCTTGAATCGTTGGTAGAAGGGCTGACAAAAGAAGTGCAGCGCCTGCAAGCCATTGTCAACGCTGGCAACAAGCACGCCGAGCGCACTGCTGATGCCACCAACGGTAGACCAGAGCAGCCTATGCTGGTGGAGACGGTATGAACATCATCACCCCGTTGACCATCACCAGCTTCACAACCTCGCTAGCCGCAGAGGACAGCACCACGGCCTGGGCCAGCTACACCGCAGCGGTTGGCGACTATCGCCACGTTGTCGCAACGCACCGCGTCTATCGGTGCGCAGTGGCCGGGTCAAGCACCGTTAGCCCCGAGCTGGACCCGGCCAAGTGGGTTGATACGCGCCCGACAAACAAGTGGGCACCGTTTGACATCTACACCAGCACCGCAGCAAGCGACGTTACCAGCATCAGCTACACGCTCACGCCGGGCTATTTCAACGCCGTTGCGCTTTACGGATTGACGGGCTCGCAGTACAGCATCAGCGTTAAGGATGCCACTGGCGGCACGGTGATATACAGCCGCACAGGCTATCTTTACGCTGACCCGCTGGGCTGGTACGAGTACCTTTTCAGCGCACCCAAGACGACTGACAAGCTGGTGTTTACCGGTATTCCGATTCGCCCAGCCGCAGAGGTCACCATCACCATCACCGCTGCCACTGGTCAACCGGTAGCCATCGGCATGATTGTCTGCGGCGACTATGTGTCGCTAGCTGGTAGTGGCGAATGGGGCGGTACGCAGTACGGTGCCAGCGCAGAGCCGGTGACGTACTCATACATACGCACTGCTGACGACGGCACCACCACCATCGTGCGCAGGCACGCAGGGACAAATTTAAACGTGTCAATCATGATGCCGCGCACTGAGGCAGATGCAGTGCTGGCCGCAGTCCAGGACGTGCTGGACGTGCCGGTAGCTTGGATCGCCACGGACGCGACTGGCTACGCAGGGCTGACTACTTTCGGTATAGGTAGCGGCAAGATGAGCTACGACTCGTTTGGCATCGCAACTCTCGCAATTAACGTCAAGGGCTTAACCTAATGGCAACATCACCACCCAGCATCGCAGCGTTACCGACAGCGCCGGACCCGAATGATCGCACCACCTTTAATGCCAGGGCGTACCCGTGGAGCGCAGCCCTTAACACACTGGGCACCGAGGCTAACGCGCTGGCCAGCAACGTTTACAACAACGCGCTAGACGCGGCAACGCAGGCGACCACGGCCACAGCGCAAGCCGTGATCGCCACGGCTAAAGCGGTGCTCACTACTGACGATGCCGCAGCCACCGCAGCAGATCGAGTGCAGACCGGGCTAGACCGTGCAGCAGTAGACCTGATTGCAGCCACGGCTGGTGTTGCCAGTGTCAACGGATCGACCGGCATCGTCACCGGTATTGTTGACCTTACAACGGCGCAAACACTGACCAACAAGACCATCACAGAAACGGTCTACGCGTTGTCCGGCACCACCCCGGCACTGACAGCTACCAACGGCTCGGTGCAGACGTGGACGCTATCGGCTAACAGCACACCTACCAATTCATTGACTTCTGGGCAGTCAATCATTCTTGTCATCACGCCGGGTGCTTTTACGGTGACGTGGCCTTCAGTGACATGGTCGAAAGTAGGCGGCTCAGGTGCAGCGCCCACTCTGTTTAGCGCAGGCAAGACGACTGTTGTGCTGTGGATGGTTGGCAGCGTGCTGTATGGCTCGCATCTCGGGGACACGGCATGAGCTTGACGGCTAAGTTGCTCAGTGCTTCTGGTGGTGTTGACCCGCTTTGGGTTGACTCGCTTTTCAGCGCATACACCTACACAGGCAATGGCTCGACTCAGACTATTACCAATGGGATTGATTTAGCTGGTTCTGGCGGGATGGTTTGGATTAAGGATAGGTCTGCCGCTGGCTCCGGGCACCAACTTTATGACACTACCAATGGCATACAAAAATACTTGATATCCAGTGCGCAAAGTGCATTAAGTGGAGCCATTGGTAGCTTACAAACGTTTACCAGTTCTGGCTTTTCAATTAACAACGACACATCCCTTAACGCAACAAGTCAAACATACGCCTCCTGGACATTCCGCAAAGCCCCCAAGTTCTTTGATGTGGTGACTTATACAGGGGATGGTGTAGCAGGTAGGCAGATACCTCATGCGCTGGGTATTGCGCCTGGGATGGTGGTTGTTAAGCAGACCAGTGCGGCGGGGCAGAGTTGGGCTGTTTATCACAGATCGCTTGGCGGCACATACGTCACTTGGCTTGACCTAACAAGCGCATCCACACTTCGAGGATTTTCGTGGAATAACACCAACCCAACAGATGTAATTTTTACAGTGGGCGAAGGCGGAGAGACTAATGCGTCAGGTAAAACCTACGTCGCCTACCTATTCGCCCACGATACCGCTGCTGATGGGATTATTCAGTGCGGGTCATTTACTACTGACGGCAGTGGTAATGCTACGGTGAATCTGGGGTGGGAGCCGCAGTATGTTTTGAAGCGATCAACCGCTGTTGATAATTGGGCAATAAGGGACTCATCAAGAGGAATGCCTGCCGCTCCTGCAACAAATGGGGCCGATCTTTTCCCACACAACAGTAACGTGGAAAGCGCGGCTCAAGCTAGCGGATGTATAACGCCGACCGCTACGGGCTTCAACGTGTCGGCTAGCATGGGGTCATCAACATACGTCTACCTAGCCATCCGCCGCCCCAACAAAAACCACCAACACTAGGCACGCAGGTTTATAACGCGATTGCTAGGGCTGGTACGGCTCTTGCTGCTACGGTTACTGGGGTGGGGTTTGCGCCGGATATGTCAATAGTGAAATCCAGATCAAGCGGCCAAACGCTTAGTCCACAATGGTACGACCGATTACGCGGGTTGCCTAAGATGATTGACTCAGGCAGCACAGCAGCGGAGCTATCTGCTACCAATGCCATTACATCGTTTGATATGGGCGGCATGACTGTACACGATCCAAGCGGATATGGCGTCAATTCCAATGGCATACCATACATCAACCACTTCTTCAAACGCGCTCCTGGGGTATTTGATATTGTTTGCTGGACTGGAGCATTTCCATCGCAAGTAACAGTTAATCACTCTCTAGGTGTAGCGCCAGAAATAATAATAGCAAAAG